CTTGCAGATCACGGGCGGCAATTTCCTTGAGTTCTTCGCCCGCTGCAATCAGGTCATGTGCGAAAGCAACGTCTGGGAAGCGAGCGAGATGTTCATGATCTTGCCCCCGGCCTCGACGGCGGCGCTGTTCACCTCGCCCTTGTCCAATGCGTTCGTGACCGGCCTGCCGCGCAGCTTCATCGTCGATTCCAGCGGCAAGCCCATGCGCCACATCGAACCGGCCGGCTTCCGCCTGCTCGGCTCGAACTTCGTCCCGACCGTCTACGACACGACGGCGAACGCGCAGTGCAGTTTCGTGATCTTCGGCCGCCGCATGGCGACCGGCTACGTGCAGCAGCTCTCGGATGCGGATGTCATCAAGTCCGAACACTTCTTCGGCAGCTACTTCCGTGGCCTGTCGATCTTCGGACACAAGCCGCTGTTCCCCGAGCAACTCGGCGTCGCCTACGTGCGATTCAACTGAGCACGTCCAACTGAGGAGACTTTCATGGCCTACCACCACCTGTACCACGGCGGCGGCAAGACCCCGTTCGATGCGCTGTTCGGCCAGAATGCGGCCGGCTGGATCGACGATGGCTGCACCGCCTGTCCGACGCCGGCCGATCTGGCCGGCGCCCTCACCCCCGAACTGCTCGATCGCGTCCACACCGAAGCGGCCGGGCACAAGGTCCACGTCGCCTACGGCCTCTCGCGCTCGCTGGACTTCTATCCGGCGCTGGTCGATACCGGCTACACCATGCGCGGCGATTGCGTGGTGCCCAACGGCGACGAGGGGCGCTTGCAGCCGGGCTTGCAGCAGTACCTCGTCTGCCACGACATCGCCAGCGAGGACGTGATCTATCCGATCGTGATTCCGCCGGGCTGTTTCCTGCACGGGTTTTACTGGAAGGTCGAATCGGCCGAAACCGGCGTGACCTTGCAGGCGTCCACCGTGCGCGGCGCGTTCAACGCCGCGATCGACGGCGCGGTGCTGGGCAGCGACTACATCGTCGTCAATGCGTGGCAACCGCTTGCCGATGCGGTGACACTCTCCGTGAGCGGTTGGCCCGCGACGGGTGCGACAAAGCTGCGGCTCACGGTGTCCGCGATCATCTTCCACCCCGACACCGGCAACTGACCCGCCCGCGCCATGCGCCTCCCCACGACCCCGCTTCGGCGGGGTTTTTTGTTGCCCGAGGACTCCCATGCAACCTTTTTCGCTTCCGCAGACACCCCAGCCGCACACGTCGCTGGATATTCACCGCAACATCGAACATACCGGCGAGAAGATGGCCGTGTTCCAAGATGCACACGGCCACCTCTACCCGCGCGACGACGAGTTCGAGCTGTTGCCGGGTCTCACACCCGGTTACACCACCAACGGCCGCGACTTCGAGCAGGCCGGCGAGCCGATCCGCAAGGTCGGCTCCATCCTCACCGTACCGACGATCGAAACCGATGTTCACGGCAATCCGCTGGACATGGCGACCGCTGGCCTGGAGGGTGGATTCGATGATGCCGATAACCGGGCCGGCGAGACCAAGCGCAAGGCGGTCAAGCGTCGGAACGAGCGCATCGACGACGGCGCCAGCGGAGCGGCACTGTAATGGCCGCCGCTGTCATCTCAGAATCTGCGGCGGCGCTCATCCTCGAAGTCGCACGCCTGCTCAACGACGCCGAGCCCGGCTACGAGCACATTCGCTGGACCCGCGCCGATCTGCTCGACTACCTCAATGACGCGCAGCGACAGGTGTATCTGTATCGACCGGAGTTGTACGCGCACACGGACGTGTTCGTGCTGATGCCCGGCGCGCGGCAGGGACCGCTGCCGGACGGCTGCCAGTTGCAGAAGATCATCGGTTCGGCCGGTGATGCTGGTCGCGCACGGAAGGTCGATGATGGACTGTTGCAGGCATTCGCCGACACCGGCTGCGCGCCGGTCTGCGTGTGCGGCGATTACCGCGTGCGCGGCTACAGCTTCACCCCGCAAGACCCGACATCCTTCTTCGTCGATCCGCCCGTGCCCGACGACGGCCAGTCGTACACCGTCGCGCTGGTGTGTCAGCAGTCCCCGGAAGCGATCACCCTGGCGCAACTGGACGATGCTGATCCGTGCAACGATCGGCTGGCGACGCCCGCGCGCATGCACAACGCCCTGATCGAGTGGATGCTGTATCGCGCCTACTCGGTCGATATGGAATCGGCGCAGTCCTTCGCCAAGCAACAGGACCACCGCCAGCACTTCTACGCGATGCTCGGTGTCTCCGAGGCGAAAGAGCGCGCCGTCGCCAGTTCGCAGGCCGGGCGCGCGCCTGAAGGGGCGCGGCCGTGAGTTGCGGGCCGGGCTACACCGACTTCGCGCCGTTCCTGGCGCGCGTGGTCGCCGCTGCGCCGGGGCTGCCGGATGTCGCAGCGCACAGCTATCTGCGCGATGCGGCGATCCGGTTTTGCGAAGCGACAGGCTGGCTGGAGCGTGACGCGCGCCTGCCGATGGCGTGCGGGGTGCGCGACTATCCGATCGTGCCCGCTGGTTGCGAGCGCGTGGTGCGTGTCGTCGCGGTGTTGATCGGGTGCGCCGCGAACCATGACGGCATGCACCACGACCGCATGCTCGATCCCCGTCGCGACGTGATCGAAACCGGCTGTGGCTTCCGCGTCGAAGCGTTGGAGACGCCGGACGTGTCGATCTGGATCGACCGCGAGGGCGATGCGGGCGACACCCTGCGCGTGCGTTACGTCGCCGCGCCGCGATTTGACGCCTGTCGGCTCGATGCGCGACTCGCCGAGGAATGGGGCCGCACCTTGGTCGAGGGTGCGCTCGCGGACGTGCTGTTGTTGCCGGGGCAGCCGTTCAGCGATCCGCGTCTGGCGGCCGTCTACGGCCAACGCTTCGACGCCGCGACCCTGCGCGCTCGCACGCGCCGTCTGCGCGGTCGCACGGGCGGAGCGCGGACGATGGTGCCGGAGCGCGGCGATTTTGCGGTGTAGGAGGTTCGCATGGCGCGCCCGCTGATCGTGGAGCCGAACACCGAGCGTCTGCAAGTGGTGCTGATGCGCGACTGCGCGATGGTCGATGCGGAGAACGTGACGTTGACCGTCACGCGCAAGGGCGAGGCTGCATGTCCGCCCGCGCCGGATGGCGTCGATGATTGCGCGCGTCCGTGGCCGCGCGCGCATGACGTGGCGGAAGGTCGCTGGGGTGGGTGTGGCGGCTGCGGCGCCTCGAATTGCGGCGCGTGCGGCCAGCGTGCGCCGACGCTGGCGCCGTGCCAGCCTTGCGATGAGGTGCTGCCGGCCGCCTGCCCGTCGCCCTCGAAAACCTACGTCGCCCAATCCGTCGTGCGTGGCGTCGCGACCTTCCTTCTCGACCACGATCTGCGTGAGGCGCCGGATGGGTGGTATCTCGGGCGCGTGGCCGTGGACGGGTGCGAGGTGGCCGTGCTGACGATCTGGGTACGGTGCGTTCCGGCCACGGGACGGGCCGCCCCGCCCCCGCCGTGCGGCTCGGCCTAGCATCGGGTCCGGTCTGGATCGGGTAGAGTGGACCAAAGAAGCAGTCAGTGGAGGACGCTGGATGGCAGGTGCGGTCAAGTGGTTGCTGTGGGGCGTGGTCTTCATGGCCTGGGGCGCACCCGCATGGGGCGCGGCCCAAGACGATCCGCTCGAAGTGGTCCACCAGCTTGTCGCCACGCCGGGGGCCCGCGTGGACTTGGCCGTCGCGAAGGTGCGGATCGACCGCCTGATTGATCCGCGTGCCGACGAAGCGGCGACCCTGCGCCAGATTGAGACGTTCGCGGCGAAGGTCCGCGCGCGCATCCCGGCAGGCGCCAATCGCCGGGCGAAGCTCGAACTCCTCGTCGATTCCTTTACGCAGCCGGGGCCGTGGAACGAGTTTCGGCCGTTCCGCTACGACTTGGACGACCCGTTCGGGAAGAATCTCCACAACAAACTGCTCGCCACCTATGTCACGACCCGGAAAGGCAACTGCGTCACGATGCCGATCCTGTTCGCCATCGTCAGCCAGAAGATCGGGCTGGAGGCGACGCTCTCGACCGCGCCCTTGCATGTGTTCGCACGGGTGAAAACGGATGAAGGGACATGGTTCAACGTCGAAGCGACCAGCTTCGGCACCAAGGCCGACAGCGGCTATCGCGCGGACTTCCACATCACGCCCCGCGCCGTCGAAAGCGGCATCTACCTGCGCACGCTCACGCGCCGGCAGTCGCTGGGGGTGGTCATCGAAACGCTGATGGAACACTTGGGCAAGACCGGCCAGCAGGCGCGTCGAATGGCCGTGGCCGATCAGGTATTGACGCTGGATGCCCGGAACGTGGCCGCCATGCTCCATCGGGCCAGCGCCTGTTCCCGGCTCGTCCAGGAGCGGTATATTGGCAAGTACCCGTCCCCGGCGAAAATGCCCCCGCCCCAGCGGCAGGACTTCGAGGCGCTGGGACGCTGCAATGCCGAGGGCTTCGCCAAGGCGGAAGCCTTGGGGTGGCGGCAGGAGACCCAGGCGGAGAACGCCAGCTATCGGCGCAGTATCGAACAGGTGAAGGCGCGACAAGGAGGAGAGCGATGAGGATCGCAAGAACGTGGATCGGTGTCTTGCTGTGGGTGACGCTCGCGGTCGTCAGCGGCCCGGCGTTCGCGCGCTACGTGCAGTCCGACCCGATCGGCCAGAAGGCCGGTCCCGCGACGTATGCCTACGTATCGTCGAACCCGATGATCTACTTCGATCCCTTGGGCTTGGAAAAGAACCAAGCCTGTGTCGCCGCGTATACGACCGGCGGGGCCATCTGCGGCGGTGTCGTCGGCTATTTTGGTGGCGGGGCGCTGGGTGCGACGGGCGGAGCCGCTGCGGGCGGATTGGTGTGCAGCCCTTCTGGCCCTGGCGCCTTGGCATGCGCGGGCGCGGCAGGAACTGCGGGTGCGGTGGCGGGAAGTGAAGCCGGTGGTGCGGCGGGTGCCTTCGTGGGAGGCATTCTTGGGCATCTTGCCGGCGAAGCAATGTGCCCCGATGACGACGAAAAGTGCGAGGCGCAAGCGCAAGAAGATGAACAATCGTGCCGCCTGCTGACTCAGGCCGGAACCGGCGCCCGCGCACGATGCTGGGAGAGTGTTCAGGAGCGTTATGGCGCCTGTAAAGCAGGACGACCGATTCCGCCGTTAGTGACTTGGTGAAAGTGATGACTGAACTTGTTGACATTGTGGCTCAACGGACACTTACCTCGGGAAACATCAAGCTCGTTGTCTCGATTGCGAGGCCGGTTGAAGATGATGGCGACTTCCGTTGTGCCTTCTTGCTGGTGGGCGATGGCGGAATTCGCAAAACGGGACACGCTTTCGGCATGGACTCCGTGCAAGCTCTGCAACTGGCCATGAAGAAGGTTGGGGTTGACGTTATTGCAATCGGAAAGCAAGTGGGAGCGCCATTTTCTTGGCTGGAAGATGAGCCTGGGGTCAATGGATTTGAAGGCACAGTCAAATAATTCTTCGCGCGAACTTTTCGTTGACGCGCTTAACAGGCTCTGCGGCGAAGCGAACGAGGCGGCTCGCCAAGCCAAGTCGCTTTTGGTCGATGGCGACCTTTCCCAGGCGCGTCGCGAGCTTGCGCGCATTCTGGAAATAGTCGAGATGAGGTTGATGCCAATCGCCGATCGTGTAGGCGACTCCGTTACGAAGGAAGCCGATTCGTGATTTCAGCCGATGAACAATATGTCAAACGCCGGGCCGTATTGGTTTCAGTTGCGAAAGAGGGCGCGGGCTTCAGGATTTCGCTTGATGACGTGAAGTGCCAAGATAAAGCGTCCGGGCAATGGGTGGTCGATGTCCATTACACGAATAAGCTGATTCCGGCGGAAGCAATTGAACTTCTTGAGTTTGACGAAAAAGAACTCGCAGATTTCGGTTGCGCCATTTTGGCTCGCCTTTATGCCTTCAATCAGCAAAACGAAATTTGAATGTATCGAGCCCGCGCCGTGAGTGAGGAAGTTGTTGGCGAGAGGGCGTTGCTCTACTCGCTCAAAGGGAGTGATGAGCGACGTCCGTTTCATATTCGGATATTTGCACCTCACGCGGTCGATCAAGAAACGGTCAATTTTCAAGTCTCTCCGGGGATGGCTCGATGCGTTGTTGCATTTGTTGAAATTGATGTAGAAGTAGATTTCTACGGCATGGATTCAATGCAAGCCATCGCATTGACTGCGAATGTCGATGCGTATTTGAAGCACTACGAGAAAAAATACGATTTTTTCTGGCTCACGGGCGAGCCCTACTTTGAAGGCTGACGCTGGCGAAAGTGACCGATGATTGCGGATAAACAACTTGCGGCAGACATCAGCGAGCGGGTCTTGCGCGTCAACGATTTGTTGAACGAAATGGCGAATCTCGTCCAGAAAAACGGCGAAGAAAATGAGCTAAAGCCGTTTTGTTTCGCAATTGCCAAGGTGTCCGGTGAACTCCTCTTGGAAGTGGCGAATCCGCTCTACCGAGCGCACCCGGATTTGAAGCCGCCGGGTATGGACTGACGTTTGCTGCGCTTGCGATGGGCTGTTGCCTACCTGAATCAGTGAAGCTCCCGGCTTGGTAGATCAATTCACCAAGCACCTGACGCATTCCCCTTCGTAACCCAATTTTCGCTCAATGACCTCAATCCGTTTTTCTGGATTCGCCGGCATGCGCCCGCGAATCAATCGGGCGTTGTTGTCGGGCAATGAAGCGGTGTGGGCCGAGAACGTGAACCTCTGGC